TGATGGGAGAAAAACCTGAAGACAATTTGATTAATGGCGAGCAAGCGTTGGACAATTGAGGATGTTGAAAAGCTTGCCGGCTCCGGCAAGGTGAAACTTAATGAAGGGTTTTTTCCCGAAAAGAAAAAGCCCAAAACATCGGCATTGCCAAAAAGTGAGTTTCAGAAAACACCTGAAGGGCTTTCACATATAGATATGATTTTGTATGTCAAACAAATTGATTTTGTAAAAGAATATGAGTTTGTTCCAGACAGAAAGTTTAGGGCTGATCGATATGTTCCAAGTTTGAATTTGTTGATAGAGTATGAAGGAATTTATTCAGAAAAATCACGGCATACTTTTTTTAAAGGATATTCCACAGATGCAGATAAATACAATTTGGCAACCGTTCATGGGTACAGGCTGCTAAGATTTACATCTGATAATTACAAATCGTTTTACGACTTACTCGAAAAAATAATTGTCATGAATGCGAAGTGATGAACATCCATATAATTTACATGGGTATATAACGGATAATTTTTTTGAAGCAAATCCCGATTTGGCGAAATACCCTTTTATTAAAACCAAAATTGAGGAAGAAGAAGAAAACGGTGGTATTGATTATGTTTCGAAAATAATGTGGTCCTTGTATCTTTTTTTAGATCCGAGGACTTTTATTTATGATAAAATGACATACGATGAAAAAAGAATGCTTGTTGTAAGGTCGTATAATTCAGATTTCAATCCAGATCAAATAGGTTTTCAGCCCTACATAAATTTCTACGAAGAAAGAATACTTAAAAATGAAGACGTTCTGTATTTTACCCGGCTGAAAAGACAGTATGAAAGAAAAATAAAAAATGAAACAGCGTTTACCATTGTAAAGGCCGTGAAAGAGCTTCGGGGATTTATCATGTACTCTAAAAAAGCATATGGTATGCTGAACATGGCCGAGCAATATTACAACAGAGTTAAAAACAGATATCCCAGGAAGATTGACGGAGATCCGGAAGAACATAATTTTTTTACAAAAAACAAGGAGTTGTTTCTTTTTGAAGAAATGAACAACTTGATAAGTAAAGAAGGAGCAGAAAATGCCTCAAAAATAATGTGGTCTTTTTATCATATCTTGGATCCAAAAAGTTTTTATTTCGATAAGACTACCAGGGAAGAAAGAGAAAAAAGGTGCATAGAAAAATTTTACAAAATAGATTTCACAGACTATTTAGATATCGAAGATTTTTATAAGAAATTAATCTTGATGGATGAAGAACAGGTGAATTATAATGAGCTGAAGAAAAAGATGGACTTTCTGATTATGTCTGGAAGCAAAAATTATGATGTACTAAAAGCATCGGAGGACAGGGAGGAATTGTTAAAATATAAAACAGCAGTATTTAATGATTCAGAAGGATTTTCACAGGTTGTTATTCAGGGAAAGGTGCAGCCAGGTTTAATGGCTAGAAGAATTATAAGGGAATGAAATTAACGAAACCACCATTTATAAAGCTTTTTGATTTCGAACTCTATAACATAGAGGAATTTGTGCATTCTGGATTTCAAGAAATAAATCCGGTTCTTGAAGAAAAAAGATATTTTAATTATTGGGAAGACCATTTGTTTAAGATAATGAATGGTATGTGGGGTAGGGATTATGACAAAAAAAGAGATTTGGGTGGTTATCGGTTCATGCCTGGAGATCTTTATCATTTTACCCGATTTTTTAAAATGCGTATTGAAGATACAGGAGTTTCTTCTTCAGCGCTTGAAAATCCTAAATTGAGGGATTTGGACTGGTGGTCACATTATAATTCGATAGTAGCTGACGGATTTTCGGGAATGAAAGACGATAAGGTTTATACTTCTCATAGATTTGCCAAAGACCATGAAAGCTTTAAAGAGTTGATGGGTTATGAAAAGGTTCTTTTGGATATGTATGCTGACGATATTTTGGATAAATACGGAAAGTTTAAAAAATACATTGATCCAGTTCAATATCTTCACATGACGCACAAGGAACCTCTTGGTATTCCTTTGATGCAAAATGAAAAGCAGAACTTGATATGGTTTGCTGCCAGGAGGATTGGTAAAACATATTTTTGTATAAACAGGGTTCAAAGAGGGATGATTACTAATGGAGCCAAAACTATTGAGGAATATTATAGCAAACGAACAAAGTTCACTTCAATACTTGGTTCTCATGGTGACAAATACACCAAAGAGCATTTGACTAAGTTTTTTGATTCTTATAATGAACTTGCAAATATTGGTGCATATCGAAAGGATGGATTAAATTTTGAGGGGGTATTGTGGGCACCACTTACAGGTAGCCGGGAGTTAAGTAAATTTGTAACCAATCTCAACAAAGAAGATGGTGGTAAAAAAGACGTGTTGTGGGGTTCTCAAATCCATAGATTTTCATTTGAAAACGATCCAAATGCTGCAGTAGGGGTGGCATCGGATTTTGCTCTTATGGACGAAATTGGTTTGTGGGATAACCTGGAGCATGTTGATTCAGAAACATCTCCTACTCAAAAAAGAGAAACCCGTTTTGGAAATTCTTTTTATACGGGAACCGGTGGTAACGTGACGAAAGTTCTTAAAACAAAAAAAGCCTTTATGAATCCAGGTATCATAGAGGCCATGGTTTTTAAAGATTATTGCAATCCGGCAAACGATAAAGGTTGTGGTATGTTTGCGCCGGTCCAATACACCAAAAATATTTATCGAAATGAAAACGGTAACATTGACCTTGTTGCCTCGTATAATGATGAATTGAAAATCAGGGAAGAAAAGCTGAAAAAAGGTATTGGCGTTTACATAAAGCATGTTGCGGCATACTGTATGACCTACAATGATATTTTCTTGCAATCTTCTTCCGGTGTTCTGGCTGTTGATCGCGCTGCAGCTGCATTAGAAATCTTTACGAATATCCGTGTTAGAGAAAGTCCACAGGTTCACTCAATAGGACGCATCAAGCGTCCTGATCCGCTTAAAGAGGATGTATATTTCGAAAAAGATGAAAATGTAATACCGATTTCAAATTATGACGATTATGATAAAGCAGACGAAACGCAGAAGTCTGGAATTATCGTTGTTTACGAACCACCGGATTTATCGGGAAATTCTCTTTATATAACAACAAATGACTCTGTTAAAGATCCAACAGGTGTTTCGGCTGTAATATCAGCAACATGGAAGGTTTATGGTCCAGAAGGTGTAAGGATGAATCTGGTAGGAGAAAGTATTTACAGGAAAATACTTCCGAAGGACAATGATGATATTGCAATCAATATGAATTTTTATTGGCCCGGCACATTGTGTCCAGAAACAAATATCCCACATATTTTAACCTATATGGCAGAGTTGGGCTTTTATCATCATTTACATGATACGCCAAAACTGGCTATCGCAACCCTTTTAAAGCAAGCCGAAAAGTATGAAAAAGGTGTCTATAAGTCACCTGGAATGAACGAAGATGTTCCCAATGTCACAGCAGAATTATTAATGACGGCTGTTGAAGTAATTGACCAAGAAGATGGAACAAAAAAAGAAGTTTGGATGGTTGACGAGATACCTTCGGAGTATTTATTAAACGATATTATATATTGGAGTTTAGAAGGAAACTTCGACTTTATGGCCAATTTGTTTATTTTTGCCTTGTGTATCAGGGAAATGAAAATAAGAAAACAGTTTGAAAAACCAAAAGAGGGCAATGATTTATATGCTCAAATTCAGGCTGCATTAAGAGAAAGCACCAATGTTGAGCAAGCAACAGATTCTTTACATGAATATTAGTTAATGAGCAAGAGCACTTTTATTTTACCGGTCGATGATCATATATTATCTTCGAAATTATTCAAGTTTGTTTATTCTCAAAAGGAAAAAGAAGCAGATAAATTTGCGATAGTTAAGCATATTGCGGATGCTGTCCGTAGCAATACTTTACATAAAGACATAACAGATCGCTGGATCGAAAACATGAATATTCATATGGGCCGGTGGAACAATACTAGCTCAAACAACAAAGTTACCATAAAACTCAAAGATGGAAAAACTCTTTCTTTCGGCCGGGATAAAACCAGGAATCACCCCTATTTAGATTTGATAAGTCAGTCAATTGCTACCGACTTTAATTCAAGACCAGTTCAAATTTCTATTACAGATACAAGCAAGTATGCAAACTATTTACGTAAAGAAAAAACAAGAGATTTAATAAAACAAAAGCTGCAGGAAGTTTTTGTACAACCACTAATTATGCAAGCCACTCAAATGGCCGATCAGAAATATGGTGGAGATCCGTTGAATCTTCCGGAAGAAGCATTACAGCAGAGAAATCAGGAGATAAATGAATTTGTCTTTCAAAATTTATCTGAGGATGTAAAAAAGATGCTTGATAATCAAGTATTACCATCAGAAAAGCTTCAGAAAAAGATTTTTGATATTTGTTATGAGAGGAATGACATGGATTTTAAGTACGAAAGGGCTGTTGACTATATGTTGACCACATCGGTTGTTGTTTTTTTGAAACAGTTCGGATTCAACGAAGTGTATTTTAACCCGGTGTCGCCGTGTGATACTACTTATGAATTGTCTTTTGATTCAATTTTTATTGAAGATGGGCTCCATGCCAATGTAAAAAGGTATTTATCACCCATGGAGGTGATTCAGGAAGCATATCATGTTTTTAAAAACAAGGAATGGAAAGATATGGAACAAATGCTGGTAAACATTCCTAATTCAAATTACTTGGAAGACGCAAATATTATCAAAAAAAGAACCAATGGATTTGTAGATACTTCTTTATCGTTCGAGGTTGGTGTTTTTGACGGTGGTATTGATATGGCCAGAGACGAATACCGTCCTTTTATGATCGATGGGCGTAATGGTGTTTTATGGGCAGAGAATTTCAAGAAAAAACTAAATGACGCCTATGTAAACAGAAGGCAAGGGCTCTGTGTGGATAATACAACCTGGAGGTGGAACGCTAAAGCAAAACTTGTGACCAGGATTGTGAATGGTCAAAAACGAGAATTTATACGTGGAGAGCATTATGTTATGAATAAAAAAGATGGAGATATTCGTGTTGATGATACCATAATTCCACAGACTTATCAAGCAAAGGTATATGGAGACTATCTGTATTCTGATATGATGCCGGTACCAGGACAATATACTGATCCATTCAATATTAAAAATCCAAAGTTGAATATTTATGGGGCTGAATTTATGACAATTGACGGTGACGTTAAAAACTTGACAATATTTGAGCCTTCAAAAATATATCAGAAAAGGTTTTCTGAAGTTCAAGAAGCAATGGGTGATGCTATGGCTTCTGATTTAGGCACCGTTTTGTTTATCAATAAAAAAACTTTTGAAGGCCAAGGGGGCCCGGAAGGATTTTTTGATATGTTGTACAAGTTAAAAACGGTTGTTACAGAAGATGTTCAGTTTGGAGGAGATAATTCAGGAGCAAGAAATGTGTTTACCGAAAATTTTTCTTCTGGAAATAAAATATCTGAATACATACAGCTGGCTCAATACTATCAAACATTGATGGTAAAAATGATGCGATATAATGAAGCCAAATTGGGAGCCCAGGGCCAGTATGAAAACCAAGCCAATATTCAGGCTTCTTTGGCGGCTCCGGATCGTCAAATGGGCCGTATGCATAGTATTTTGTTGAAAGTAAAAGCCAATATAAACGAAGCGATTGGCCAAGCGGCAGTAATCGCTTACGAAAAGAATGAGGAATTGCTTTCAAATTACCTTGATGAAGAACTGTACACATATTTTACAGAACATTATGATGAATTATTGGGTACAAAGTTTGTTTATAAAGTATCTTCTTCTTTAGAAGAATATGATAATTTACGTCAGTATAAGGCATTGCTTGTAAATTATATGTCAACCGGAGGCGATCTTCATAATTTGGCAGAAGCCTTAGAAGCTAAAGATATGGCGAAAGCCAAAGAGTTGGGTAAAGCATCGGAGTTGTTGAAAACCAGGAAAGAGTCTGAAGCAAGAAAACACGAGAAAGATTTGGCAGAACTTAATTCTCGCACAATGCAGATGATCGAGAAAGAAAGACAAGATCGCGCTGATAAAAGACAGTTGTTGGATTTAGATGTTAAAAAAGAAACAGCTTATATTTATTCAATGACGCAAGCCAACGCCGCAGATACCAATGCTAATAATACGCCAGACTCAATAGAAAGGGATAAAGTTAGAGAAGCAGGGGCAGATAAACGGCATGCAAAAGATCTTGAAATCGAGAAAAGAAAGCTTGACATTGCCGAGAAAAAAGTAGACAACGACGCCAAAAAAAATAACAAAAAATAATTTTTTTTTTACATATTTAAAAATACTTGATTATGTTTGCACAAGAAAATCCGTTAAATTTAGATGCTGGGGTAGATATTATGCTTCCAGAGGATATTTTTGATGATGAAATAACAGGGACTAGAGAACCCTTAAAAGAGACAGAAAATTCCTCCGTGGTGGAAGCACCGGGAGAAGAGCCTGATAAGGTTCTTGAAACAAAAGAAGGTGAAAAGCCTCATGAAGATGATGATGATGTTTCTGATGACAAAAAAGATGAATCAGTAAAATCAAAGTCTGAAAAGGGAGAGCCGGAAATGATAGAGTTCAAAGAGGACGTTATTTTAAAACGTCTCGGAGAAAGTTTCAAGGAGCTAGGCGTTGAAATTTCTGTACCAGCACAAGGTGAATTAACCGCAAAACAATTTGCTGAATTATTTACTGAATCCATTGTTACAAAACAAGTTAGTGATCCTGAATCAGAGCTATTCAAAAAAGTGAAAGAACACCTTTTTGAAAGTAATGGTATTGACGACAGGATTCTTTCCATGGCGGCAGGTATTCCTTTTGGTGTTAATAGAGAAGAATATATTCAGCTTTATGACCTAAAGGACATTACCGAGCAAGAGGGTGTTTTTACCATGGAAAACAAAGATTCTTTGAAAGATTTGTTTGAAACATATCACAGCATTTCTGGTCAACAAGGAAGTAGTCTTGAAGAATACATTCAAATAGATATGGATAATGCAACGCCAGATCTAATTGAAAAAAGACGAAAAGCTGTCTTGGATTATGCAAATAATGAGTTAGATAGAATTGACAAAGAGGTTAAATCACGTAAAGATCTTGTCTTAAAGCAAAAATCAGAAAAAACAAAAATGATTAATTCTTTTGTTGAAAAAGGCGAGGTTGCGGGTTATAGTTTTTCTAATGAACAGTTTTTAGAATTTTTTGATGCTGCATTGAAAAGAAATCAGGAAATAGAACTTCCTGATGGTTCCAAAAGGGTTGTTTCGGCATTGGAAAAGAAAAGAATTGAGTTCGAAAAGGAAAATTATGAACAAGCATTGCTTAGTGATATGCTTTTCTATTTTGACATTGAAGATAAAGGGAAAAAGAAGAAAGAGGATTCAAGGTCAAAAGAAAGCCAGGGAGGTTTTATCAAGAATTTAACTGAAGACATGAGAAAATATAGTGTCAATGATGGAATTTCTAAGGAAAAAAATGTGCATGATCCGAATGCGGTACAGTTAGATAGTAGTATTTTCGAATAAATTTCAAATATTTTTATAACAAAAAATAGTTAAATGAAGCCAGGAGAAATTAGAACGGGCGGACAAATTTCATCTTTTAAAGTAAAAGAGGTAAATATCAACGACGAGGTAATAGTCGGCCAATATCTTGATGCAAAGTCCATGTACACGATATTTCCAAAAATGAATAATTCATTAAAAGTTCAGGAAATTTTGGACAAGGCTAATGATGAAGTTCCAAACATTTTGGGTGAGAAATCCGAGATGTTTACTTTGTTTAATCAGCGTATTATCAAGCAAAACACCAAAGCTGCAGCCGACATTAAGGTGTATGTTGAGCTTCCGCAGCAGGAAAATTTTATAGAGATAAAGAAAATCCATGTGGCATCTGATGTTACATCTGTGGGCCGTCAGCAGAAATCATGGCAAATGACGGTTGGTAGCGCGAACTTGACGTCTAGGAATATTTACCAATTGGTAGATTATCCAGATATTCAATTTCGAGTTTTAGATGAAGGGCAACCGGATGGAACATTGGGGTATAAGTACACGTTCCAGGTACAAGGAGGTTACAATGATTACATTAAAGTATCTAGGCTCCATGTTTCTGCTCGATTTTTGAATATTGGTGCGCCGATGGGAGAAGCGGCAGTGAAAAGAGGTTCAGTTGAAATGACAGTAGGTGGAAAAGCATATGTTTGTTATAAGTACGGATATTCTCGCCAAGGTTTTGAAACCTATGTTACAGATGAAGCATGGAGGCTTGGAACTCACTTTGCTGTATATGACGAAGAGAAAAGCAGAATGGATTCAAATTACAAGATTCCTTTTATGTTTTCCGAATTTGACGGTAAATTTAAAATGGAAGTAGAGAAAGTTTACGACAGGTATTTAATGACCGGAAAAGGATTTCCTGCCGGAGAATCTTTCATGGTTGATAGAACTACTCACAAACCTGTTAAAATGGGTCCTACCTTCATGGACTTTTTCCGGGCTGCCAATAAAGAATTTTACTATGTAAATACGTTCAATGTTGAAATGTTGCTTGATCGCGTAAGACGTCAAATCCATAAAATGAAAATCAAAGATCGTTCTGGTCTTATGGTGGACATTATCACGGGTGATGGAGGATGGACGCTTTTGACACCAGAATTGAATCGTTTAAATACCCAAGGCGTTGTAGAGCCGGAGTGGTTATATACCAGGACTGAAGGTCTTGATAAAAACAGACAAGGTGTTATTCTGAATAAAATGCAAGTTCGTGGTATCCACTTGGATGACTATGGAACGGTTGTTTTCCACAACAATGATATCTTAAATAAAGGTATTTTGTCTGGACCAAGAGAGGTTCGGGGAGGGTTTAAGCTTAGTTCGTATTGGTTTATCATTATGATAAGTCATAATAACGAAATACAGAAAAACCCTGCAAACAAAGCCATTCACTTATATGAAAACAAGAACATGGAGCAATATACTCCGTTAGTTGGTTCTTGGACACCAACAGGTCCTATTGGTCAGGTGTCGACAAATTATAAATCTGCAGGTGATATAGGAAACATGTATAAGATCATATACGAATTAGAAAAAGGTCTTTACGCTCCAAACATCCAGGGTTTGCATATCTTGTTTTCAGATTTGGTTATTAAGGATTAGTAAATTAATAGAGACATGAAATACACAATTAGACCAAACAACGAATATTTTTCTCCTATTTTAACGAAAGGAGAAATAGTTCATCGAAATAAAGAAAACGATGAAGTTATTGATTTCTTAAAAGACCGGCCTATGCCTGGAACGGGAACCATTATTAGGGTGCTTAAAGACGTATCCAATAACCGGCCTATTATTAATATTGACCAGGAAGACTTGAACGAAGCGGTGAAAGCATTCGCTTTTTATGACAAGGCATCTAACAAGCCTATTCTTAATGCGGACGTAACTTTTGGTATGGATTATTTTTGGAATGTACCAGATTTGTCTTGGGAAATACCAAATATTGGGACGACCATTAATGTCCAAGAGTTTAAAACGACTCCGATTGATTCTTTTTGGTTTTCAGTAGCAGAAGTGGATCCCAGATTTTGGATTAATGATGGAAAGCACGAGCGTCCAGAGAATATGTCTTCCGTTCTTTTTATTATCACTCCAATGTATATGGATGAAGATAAAAAGGATGTTAGCCGTTTAGGAAAAGATACAAAAATATCTGATGTCCTGAATATTTCTCGAATTGTGATTAAAATGGATCGCGATAGAAAAATGTATGTTTTGGATGCTGCCGGTATTTTGTATGAAGAAAAGGCAAACGACGATACTTTAGAAAGGCTTATTTTCGAGTGTTTAGAAATGCCTGAAAATTATAGGGTAGTAGGACAAGAGTTTGACCAGTTTGTTTCAGAGATAGCTAAGTATAATGAACAAGAGTTTGATATCCATGGTGTTATAAAATCTGCAATTAAAGCAGGAATCGTTGAAATGAAAAACACCTATTATTATTTTGAGGATAAGCCTCTGGGATATACCGTTAATGAAGCTGTAAACAATCTTTATAGTGCAAAAATGGCCGGAACTCTTAAAAAAATAAGAACAGCATTAAAGAATGCTGATTAATGAAGGCAACTTCTCTTATATGGTACTTCGATAAGGACCTACGTAATGTTGATGATAAAAAATTCAAAGACATGCGGGTGGCCGAAAAGGTCGGTATCATAAATAGAGCGATTGATGTTTTTTTTGAAAAGGTTTTTGCAAACAGGGGTAAAGATCCCAGGTTTGAAAGATGGTTGAAACCGTTATACAAGGACAATGTGCCTTTGGTTAAGGAAAAAGATTTTGAAAATTACACGCTTTTTAAGTTTCCGGATAAAATGGAACAGATAACCAGCGTGTATGTCAATGTTAAAAAAGGGAATTGCGAATCGTATTTTGAAGCAAATCCAATTCTTAAACAGAGTGCAATAGCAGCCATAAATAATTCGATGTGGGAACCTTCTTTTGAGTTTGAACAAACGTTTCGAACAATGGACGAAGGAGGTATATCGATTTATCACAAAAGCGCATTTGAAATTGTAAAAGCGGTAAGCAACTATGTAAAACGTCCAAATCATATTCATGCTCCTGGTTTAGCGAAAAATAACGAAGAAAAGTATGTTTATCATGATGGACAAACGATTGACAAGAATGTTGATTTAGATTTTGGAGAAGGAGCTTATATTCCGATAGTTGAAATAGCAGTCATGCTAGCGGTTGATAATCCTTCTGACATGAATCTTGAAATAAATAAAAAGTTAAGTATTAATAATTAAATAGACCATAATGGCTAATACAACAAGACGTTCGTTTTTTAGGATGGTTGCTACCACAAAAAACCAGACCTTATATGCCCGAAACCAGGAGGTTTGGGATGAATTTGGTATGCCTCTTCCGAAGGTAGGGCAACCAGTGTTATATGATGCAGAAAACAATTTATCTCTTGATGCAACAGATCTTCCTACTACGGATAGATTTGAGCTAGGTGTTGTAATTCTTACCGAGAGGGGTGAAAAGAAAATCATTACCGTTGACGGTACGGAATGGGATTTGTGTAATGATGCTTTTAAAGTGTCACATACTTTACCAGTATGTCCTTGTCCGGACAAGTATGATTTTTATTTCCGGTGTGTTAAGCCATGGAAAGGATATGGTATTTCTGTTCGATTAAGAACGCCATATGCCAAAATGCAATATGGCGGAGATGGAGACCATACATTATTCTTTAACTATGCTAAAGGTAAAGGTCCTAATTTTGAATGTACGGATTGTACGCCGGCAACTTTAAGTGCTTATGAGGTAGCGTGCGGTTTAGCCAGAGAGGTTAATCAATACAACGATACCGAGAAAGAAATGGAACAAGTTGGTAAAGTTAACTCTGGAGGGCAAGAATTTATTCCGATTAAGGTAGTAGCTCTTCCTTATGGAAAGCCGTTCTTAACTCTTAGTTTGACTCCGGAAAACACGGATTGTAGTAACTGCAGCACTTTGGCTGGCTTGAATACTCTGACAATACAAAATGGAGAACTGGGAACGCCTATTGAAATAGATTTGAGCCGATTTAATGATGATGGAACAGATCCTAAAATCATGCTTACCCAGGTTTATGCTTATTTAGAAAAAGAACTTGCAAAACATAAAGTTTTTGTTCATATTTCTGGCGGCCATGGATGTTGTCCTTTTGAAATCGAAATGGGAGGTTGTATTACAACAGCAACTCTTAATGTAGGGGAAGACGAAGATTTAGAGTTTACGGCTTTCGATCCATGGGATGAAGATGATGATACAAATTTTAGGTTTACATCAAAAGAAAATTGTGCCTCATGCGATGCAACAAATCAAGAGTATTTCCCTGAAGCTTTACTTCGTTTCTATACCGAAAATATTATTCAGAATTGTGGATGTTATGAATTGCCAGGAGACAATATGAATCTCATCGAGCAAGAAAACAGAATTCTTGAAGTTCATGGTGTTGAAGGTTTTGATCCTGATCAATATGGATTCCAGCGTGCTCAGGTTCAAAAATACGGCGAAAACAGTGGATACCAGTTCTTATTGAAGTTGCACGAGCAAACTCTTGGTGGTAGAGGTGCCGGTCCTTTTGAAGGAGGTGGATTTTATGGCAAATATCCGCAGAAGGTATTCAACCATAAGTTTTATGAGGCTCAATACAATATCAAGTGTAAAACCGATTATTGTAGTATCAATATGATTTCTACAAAAGGTGAGACACAGTCACCGATTCAGAACTCTATGTATCATACTGCAGAGCATGAGTCAATGTTGTTGATTCCTAATACAGACATTGATACGTATGATTCATTGCGTCCAATATACGATTATCTGTCAAGCTTGGCTAGATGTAATAAGTTGGTAGGTGGATGCTTCGTATTGCCGACCACGGTTGCAATTAATCAGGTGGCCCCTATTGTTTTGGAAGAAGGTCAAACACAACAATTGACGCTTACCTGGACACCAACAGATTCCAATACAACAGGTGTTTGGACTACAAGTGATGCTACCAGAGCAACAGTAAGTCAAACCGGTTTAGTTACTGGTGGTGCTGTGGCAGGAGACGCAACAATTAC